CTGATTATCTACATCTGTACCCAAGCGTCTGAGATTGATGGCACACCCACAAACCCAACACCAAAAAAAGTGCGTGGACAATGGCGATTATTCCCCGCCGAAAAAGCAAAAACTTGGAATGTGGGTGTGCGCATGGGCGCGGCACTCAGACGTGCATATCACGCAAGCGAGACTGGGCAAGGACATGGCGGTACAGTGAGACCGCACATCCGCCGCGCGCACTGGCACAGTTACTGGATGGGTAGCGGTGATGACAAAAAAATTGAGGTTAAATGGTTGCCGCCAATCGCGGTTAATTTAGGCGGTGACGCACTGCCAGCGGTGGTGCGCAAGGTGGATTAACATGGATAAAAAAATTGATGGACGTGCCAACAACGGCGGCCACAAAAGCGCGGGTCGCAAGCCTGCTGCAACTCCGCGCAAGGCGAAGGCTTTTCGATTTCCTGAGCACGTTAACCGTTGGTTAGATAAACAGCCCAATGCTACACAAGCGTTGGTTCGTTTGGTTGAGGCGATGATAGACAAAAAATAACGGGGCATTTGCCCCGTTTTCTTATGCAATACTCAAGTTCAATTCCTTGCCCACCGCTTTTAACGCAGCGGCCACTGTGTCGATTTTGGTCGCGTAGTGCAGGTCTAAAATACGGTTCACGTCTTGCGGGCGCGTGCCCATTTTTCGAGCGACATCGATCGGACGCAAATTTTGATTGACGACCTCGTTTAACAGCAACACCTTTGCCAAAACGGATGGCGGCAGTGCGACGACATGCTGCCCTTTTTTTGGCTTTGATGGCATCGGTACAGCACGTTTGTCCTCAAAATAAAAATCCATTGCAGAGATTAGAACGTCTTGTGCCATTTCTAAGGCTTGCTCTAAAGTATCGCCTTGGGTCATCGCTTCTGGAACATCTGGGAACAGCACGACGTAACCCCCTGTGTCTTCGATTAATTGGATTGGATATGCGTTTTTCATGATAACTCCTTAAAGGGTAGGGCTTTCGCCCGTCCCTTTATTCCTTGATGTTTAATTGTTTCAAAATTGCTTTTCTAAGCGGTTCTTTAATTTCGGTGGCATGTCTTGGTAGGTGGCTTTGTTTTCCGTTGTAGCGCAATTTCGTGTGGTTTGCGCCCTCCGTCATCTCAACCCCTTTTTTTAACAGCCAGCGTCTAAATTCACTGGTTTTCAATCTGCCCTCCGTATTGTTTCGATGTGATAATTATAAACAAAAACGCTTATAAACACAAGAGATTTATAAGCGTTTTTGTTTATTTTTCTATTTGTTGTTTTTCACCCAACTTTTTCGGTGTTGGTTTGGTTGGGTTTGGCTGTCCCACGCCAGCGACACTTCACATAGATTTCTGTGGTTTTGATGCTTGAATGACCACACAGATGCTGGATGATGTGTAGTGGCGTACCGCTCAACCACATATCCGTTGCGCCTTTGCCTTTCATGTCGTAAAACCCCATCGGGTCGATGCCCGCCTTTTTGACGTATCGGCGGAGCATAGAGGCCAGCCCGTCGTAGGTGTAGGCTTCGCCGTTGGTTTGGCGGATGAGTGTGCTGTGCATCCCTATGATTTTTGGATCGGCTTTTAAATCGTTCAATATCGTTTCAATTTCTGGGGTGATTTCAATGTCGATGGTTGTACCAGTTGATTTTTCGGTTTTGTTCGGGCGGTTACGGATGATGCGCGTCTGCGTGCCGTCAGGTTCGGTTTTAAGGACGATGTTTTTAACCGTCCACTGGATGATGTCATCTGGTCGCTGGAGCGTTCGGTAAATCAGGTCGAGTAGGGCGCGTACGGATTTGGTCGAGATTTTGCGCAAAGCATTGTACTCAGCGTGCTCGACGTAGCGTTCGCGCTTGGTTTCTTTGTTGCGCTTCACGCCGACGCATGGATTGATTTTAACATTGCCTTCGCCTGTGCGGATGAGCCATGTAAAGCACGCGGACAAGCAGGCTTTCTCGCGGTTTGCGCGGACTGCTCTGTCCATTTCTACACCCAAATCAAGGTACTGCCCCACATGTTTTGGCTCGATGTGTTCAGGGAGCATTGACCCAAAAAATGGTTTGAGTTTATCTACGTTATCAGCGTAGTCCGATGCGGTTCGTGGTGAAAGTGCACCTTGCTCTGCGCGTTTTTTTACCCACACAACAAAAGCGTCTAAGTGGTACGCCATCGTGCCAAACACCTCATCAGGATCGTTGTACAGATTTCCGATGCGCTTGGCTTCTTTGATGTCCGTGCCGATTTTTTCCCAACGGTTTCCGTCGCGGTGGACGTAGTAAAACGCCCCGTGCTTAGCGTACACGCGGTCAGGTAGGTTTAGGGGGTTATTGGCTCGTTTGCGTCCCATGGTCGCCATATCATAGTCCTTTTACGCCGCTATCTCAACTTTGAGTGATTTTTGCTTTTTAAACTGCGCTTTGAATCGCTCCAAATCAGGTGTGATTACTTTGCTTTGCTTAGGCTCAGGTGTGGTGGTACATCCGCTCATAACCTCGTTATAGTGTGCTCGGCTGACCAAGGGCATGCCATTGGGTTTTTTCTTCGTCACAAAGCCGTTGCGCTCAAACCATCGATGGATGGCACACGCGCGCGTCAGCGGTGCGCAGATTTCGCGCATTTCGCTGTCGGTGAGGTAGGGGTGCTCAATCGTCATTTTCCACCTCTATTTTTGATTTGCATTTTTCGGAGTTGCTATTTTTCATGCACTGCATGATTGATATTCTTGTGGGGTAGTCGTTGCGCAAGTCTGTGTGTCGCTCACACGTCTCACGCTCGTTGCATGCGTCAAGGTTTGGCAATGTGCCGATACATCTTGATATGTCGTTTGATAGCATCACTCACCGCCTTTCATTGCCGCCATTGCGTTGTCAATGGCTTCGCGTTTAGTTTCACCTCGTCCTATGATGTCTCTACCATCAATCCAGTACAAATCCAAAACTTTAAATTTTGAGTCATTTTCAACTTCATCATAATTTTCGTCATACTCGGGAAATGTGCTAAAGCCTGTGTTATCTCGATTTAATATCCAATCCAACCGCTCACTATCCTTTTGAGCCTCTGCGAGTTGTACGCGTAGTTCGACGTTTTCTGATTCGAGCGCATCGTTTCGAGTTGCGATGTGCAAATATTCGTTTTCAGAAACGAATTTCTGCTCGTGTTTTAGCGCTATTGATGACCCCTCATTATCATTTTCAATTGCGAAAACATAAGTTGTTGGTTTCCTCATAATCAATTCTCCCGTGGAAATTCGTTATGCTGGTTTTTTGATGTTCCAGCATAGTTTTTCATTCCTACACGTAGTTTTTCTCCGCAGTGTACGCAAGTCAAACCCTGTTCCCCACCGATTCGCTCGCCCATTAAATAGGGGCAAAAATGCCATATTGTGATTACTGTCATCATGCGTCCTTTGGTGGTTGTGGCAGTGGCATCCAGTGAGTAAACGAGTCATCATCATAAAAGTCATCTTTGGCTATTTCTTCTTCTGCTCTTGACTTTCCACGATCAGTAAATATGTCGTTATGGTCTGAAACAAAAATCCATGTCTCATATGCTTCACTCCATCTACCGAACACGAGCGGAGCAAAAACACCTATTTTTGTTTCTGGTTTACGCCATAATTGAACCCATGATCCATCCCTTGGCGCGCTTTCAATCGGTAACCAACATGCAGGTGGCTCGATGTACTCAATGCCAGCTTCGGCGCATTCGTCAGGGGTTGCCATGCGAACTCCCGAAAACAGAAGTGGCATTCTGAACAATGGGTCTTTATCAAGTAAGTCAACAAAAAATCCTGATTTTTTATCTTTTTGTTTGAGCATTTTCAATAATAAATGAGAGTCGCTTTTATATTGCTGTTCGGTTGTTTTATCTATTGTGCAAACCCCACCACGCTTCGCCCACTCCAAATCAAATTTCGAGTAGTCAATTCCATTGATTATTAAATTTTCCATCATTCATCCTTTCAATATTTTCCATGCGACCGCTGCCACTCTTGAAACTTGGCCATTTCCAATGGCTTTAAGTCTGTCCAACCTAAAGGCCACCCCATTAGCCACTCGACCCAATCTGGGTTCAGACGACCACCATTGGATTCCCCCGCAATCACTTCGCCGAGGTTGCATTTGTTTCGGTCGTGCAATGCGTGCCGTGAATCTTGCGCCTTTGGCGTAGGATACTTGCGCACAAAAGTTGCGAGCCCATCTCCACTTTTTGCGCTCAAACCTTTGCGATTGTGGTTGCCGCAAACTGTTGGCGTTGGCCACATTGTTTCTGGATAGCGCACCGCGGTAACGAGTTGCTTGCCTCGTCGACCATCGTTTTGTGCTGTGCCACGCGTAGCGTCGCTGCGGGTTGGTGTTGGCCACAGGTTGTGCTTTGCCATTGCCCCCAATGTTGGTCGTGGTTTTCCACCAGATTTGTTGAAAAACGCTCCGCTGTCCACGCAAACTGGTGTTGGGTAAAGCAGTACCGCATCGCGTAGCCAGTTTCCTGTAAAACTTCGGTTCCAGTGTTCTTGTGGTTTTGAGCCGTTTCGGTTGCCGTCCCCAGCGCGAGGTGTTGGCCACGCCTGCATCTCTTGCGAGTATCCAAATCCTGTCCCGCTTATGGGGCGCTCCAACGTCTTGTGCTGAAACAATGCACCATTGCGCGTCATACCCCATTTTGGTAAGGTCACCGATGACTCGGGTAAGTCCTCGTCCCACAAGCATTGGGCTGTTTTCCACGTACACGAATCGCGGTCGTACTTCACCGATAATTCGTGCCATTTCTCTCCACATACCGCTGCGCTCACCATCGATGCCTGCGCCTCGACCTGCCGCACTGATGTCCTGGCACGGAAACCCACCCGATACCACGTCAACAAATCCGCGCCAAGGTCGTCCGTCAAAACTGCACACGTCAGACCAAATTGGGAAAGGCGCGAGACATCCATCATTTTGTCGTTGCGCCAAAACTGCTGCGGCGTAAGCATCACGTTCAACTGCGCAGACGGTACGCCATCCGAGCAAGTGCCCGCCGAGTATGCCTCCACCAACGCCTGCGAAAAGAGCCAGCTCATTCATGTCCTTCTTTCATCGCCAAAGTATCAAAGATCATGTCAATTACGATTTCTTGTTGAGTGGGCCAAAAAATTCATCGATCACAGCGAAGACGAATGATTGACGCACTTGTTCGCGCGGGATGATGTGCATGCCCGTGGGTGAGCAGACTTGTATTGTTTTGCCAAGGTCTGCGACAACTCGACCGTGTATTTGACCAAGTTGGTTGTCGTGGTAGTAGATTTGGTCGCCTTGTTTCATATTTTTCCTTGTTGTTTTAATGGGCTTGGTGGTGGCGATTGAGGGTTCTCAGGCTTGGCGCACCAACTTACGGTAAATGCGCATACTCCGCCTCAATCACCACGACCAAACCCACTGGGTTTGGTTTGTTGCTTATTTCCAGCCGTAGTAAAACGGCACGTTCGGGATTCCGTCGATGAATTGTTTGACGATGGTTTCCATTGCGTGTTCCACTATTTTGTGTGGGCGCACAAGTTCGTACCACATGGTTAATTCTCCGTCTTCGATGCGGTATCTAAAGTTCGCTTCGAGTTGGTATGGATCGCCGCCTTTGAATACTGGGATTGCAAGGGTGATGGTTTGTGGGATTTGGAATTGTCCTTTTTCACCCGCTTTTGAGTCCGTGGTTTCTTCGTATTGAAAAACGGTGTCGCCGTTGTCGAGTCGAACGCCTGTTTTGAACTTGACCGATTTTTTCGCTTCAAGGGTTTTAACAATCTCTAATAAGTCTGCACCCGCTGGTTGTGCAATATCCAGTAGGTTACTTTCGATGAAGTGCGCAAACTGTGCTTGTCTTGATGGTGAGCCGTTTGCCATCATCCACGTTGACCACTCGCGAGAAACTTCGGGTGTGTACGTTGCTAAGTGACTACCCCAGGCTGCAATGCCGTTTGCGCTGACTTGGTTATCGTCAATAACTGCTTTAACAGACAAGTTTTCATCTCTCTCATGGATGTAAATGGCGGTATGCGTATCAATTTTATGTGCATTGACGTACAGCATGAAACTCTCGGGTCGCTTGAAGTCGACCGATGCGGTTTTGCGTATAGGGTTTGGCAGTAGATGCTCAATGCTTTTAACATCTTCGCGAGTTGTTTTGCCATCGATCATGGTCTTTGCAATTACAAATGGTATGCCGTCCGATGTTGCTTTTTTGACAGGATTGTTGATTTTTCCAGTCAACGCTTCGAAGAGAAGTTTAAATAATTCGTGTGCGGGTAAAATCTCATCGGTTGAATTGGTATTTTGGTTGATGGCTTGTTCGGTAGTTTGCTCGTTCATTTTGGTTCCTTGGTTGTTAAAAAATGATTGATTAAGTGGGTACTTGATTGTTTGCCTGCTGGGGTTGTTAATCGACTTTGACCGCTTGCTTTACTGGTTCATCAGCCACAACGGTTGCGGGTTTTGAACTGATCAGCGGTGCTTTAATCGCAAAGTCAATAGATGCTTGACGTGGATCGGTGCGTGTCACACCGCCCTCGGGCAATGCAAATACCAAGGTCGATGCGCGCGCAGGCTGCGGCAATTTAACGCTCACGTTGTCGGTGATTTCGAGTTGATTCGCGCTGCCTTTTTTCACTTTGATTTTTAAAGTGATTTCGCCAGCCTTGCCTGTGTCTTCGACTTTCTGCACGAGTTGCGCAAATTTGTCGTCCAGCTCATCTGATAATTCGCCATAGCGAATCAGGTCTAAAGTGTTGTGAAAAGTGGATGCTTGGTTCATGGTTTGCTCCTTGTGGTTAAAAAAATAGTCGAGATTTTGTGTCTATACGATCTGCTGATAAAATGGCGTAATCATCGCCAAGGCTATGCGCCGCATTGTTTTTCGCTTCGTGCTCATCTCGCGCCTTGATGCGTAGTGACTCTTGTTTTCGCTCGTTCCCGTGCTGAGTGAGTGCGGTTTTTTTGACATAAGTCACGCGGTAGCAGTGGATGGTTTGCGCTGTGCTCATTTTTTGGTCTCGGTAAAAAATATGGCCACGGTGGGCGCGCCGCCGAATGCGCCGTTGTTGGCATAGTCCGCTTTGTCAATTTCACCGACCATCAGACCGCTGTGGTCTCGCACGTCGATATATTGGTGCGGTGGCAATTTGTTTAAAATATCGATTAAATCTTGGATGTTCATTTAATTACCTGTTTTTTATGTATTTGATTTCGTTTTGGTCGCATTCTATTTTTGTGGCCATACCGATTATTTTGGTTTTTTGGTCCGTGCTTTGCAGCGTCTTGGTGTCGACCCATATGTGTAGGTCGCTGTTTTTTGCAGGGATAAGAAAAATAGATCCAGCGTCGATTTCAATTAGTTTGCATAGTATTGTCTCGCTTTTGTGCTTGACTTTTACTACTCCTCCTCTTTCTGCCCATGCCAAATTGAAACGATTGACTGCGTCTAAGTTTACGGGCGCGTCTGATTTATAATTAATTGGGTCGTCGAGCCATTTTTTGCATTCGGCTGCGTCAAATAAAGTGCAGCGCAAAGAATAGCGAATTGGTGGCGGGGCTTTACCCTCAATCGCTAACCTCCTAAATGTTTCGCGTGAAATTGGCATGAACGGGGCTAACTGATTCCAACGAAGTTTTCCCGTGGTTGGTAGTTCTTTGAGTACGGTGTGTTTATTTTTTGGCATAATTTATTCCTAATCAATTCCTGCTTGTAACTCTTTAAAATCGGGTGTGCGGTTTTTGGCGCGTTCCCAGCGTTTCAGTTTTGCCTGTGCTTGCCGTTGTTTGCACATCAGCAGCATAGGGGTGTGTCGATAATGCTGCGGTGGCGGCGTGATGAGTGCCAATTGACACAGTCGCACCACGTCATCAAACGGCAAGGCGGCGGTTTTCATGCTGCCTTGTACTTCTCTATGTCAAAAAAACCTTGATGTGTCCTCAGACTTTTTCGATGCTCTTTTATCCATCCGAGCACGATGGCTTTAAACTCTGGGTGCTCATTGGCAATCGGCATGTCGTCCACGGATATGATGTAGGCTTCGCCGTTTTCGTCCACGTCGTACACCACCTTACTGGTGCGACCGCTCGAGTTGTATGGGTAAAAAATACGGTGGCCGTTGTCGTCGTATAGCATGATTTGCTCCTTGTCTAAATTGGCTTGTTGGTGGTGGCTGGATGGTGCGGAGTTGAACCGCTTGTCCTTTCATTCAGCGAGTGCCGTATCTCGCGGCGTCGCCCCTGATCCATTGCCCTTACAGATTTACGCGTCTGCATTTCACGAAATGAATATGTTTTGCCGGCACCACCAATAAACCAACTCTAAAAAATCACTTTTGAGCACACCGCGCGAGATTTAATCTGCCGTGATCCGCTCGCAAAAAAATGCGATGCGCTCAAAGGTGACTTTTATCGGATGATTAAATCGCTTGGCATGAGCCACACGCTTTGGTCAGGATTGGAAATTTCAAAAGCCCAAATTGCATTGATGCTTGCGTCGAGGTCAATACTGATTACTTGGATAACCTGACCTGATTTGGTTTGGTATTGATTGCCCGCTTTGATCATGATTCGCTCCGTAAATATTAAATTCCTGCATTGTTGCTATACCGAATACTAAAGCATTGCTTTATGATTGTCAAGTACAAATATAAAATAATGCTTTATTTTTGTAATGTAGACACAAAATCCATGTAAAATGCCACGGCGTTAAAAGCAAAATGGCGCAAAAAAACCGCCGAAAGGCGGTTTGAGTGTGGTTTATTAGTTACAACATCTGTTGTTGTGGGTGTTTTTTATTTTTAGGAGGGGTTATGAGTGAGTTACGAAAATTAGTCAAGCATCAATGTAAAATTCCGCATTTAGAAAAAACGAAAAAACTGGCAGGGGATTATTGTTTTTTTTTGAAATTGGCGGCAAATCGGAGCGCAAGAGGATGGGATGAAGTATCTGAGAAATATTTAGCTCTTGCGCAAAAGTTGTTCTACTATCGACCCAATCCGATTGCTAATAGTCGCGGGGTTACAGGCGCTGTCGATGAATAACTCTTGTTGTTCGAATTCTTTGATTCCGCTGATGACGGAATCTCTGAACTCGCTTTCCGAGTTATCTAAAATAATTTTTAAGATTGCAGTCAGCGCATAGGTGTTGGCTTGTATTTCTTCGATAATATCGTTCGTATTCATGTTTATCCTATATTAAAAAATTTAATTACACATCGCCGTTAAAATATTTTCTGAACCAATACACCGCATTCTTTCTGTAGTGCGCTGTGAGCACCACCATGATGAGGGCGAGGATGATGCGTGCAAAGTGTTTCATATTACCCGTTCGGATCGCCAGATATATCAATTACTTTCCCCAAGATACGAATATATTGGTTGGCATATTCTTGTGAATATCTATCATCTTTGAATGCTTTATTTTGTGAGTGAAGTACCAACTCATTTGTTTCAGAATCAATGTACACGTACTTGATTTTTCGTGATCCGTCATCAAGAAATGCAAAAATCGACAAATTTTCCTCGTCTTCTGCGTCTTTGGGCGAAACAACTGGAACATCTGTTTTTTTCTTATTGATACATACACGATAGCCATGTTTTATTAGCGGTTTCATGCTTTGACCATCTGCACTCAGGCGTGCTACATCTTCGGGCTTCACTTTATTATTTTTGAAAAAACTTTCATGATAAACCCGTGGCGTTGTATCCAATTCGCTATATTCAATATCGTTTCCATTTCCACATGACAAGCGAATTTCATACTCATGCACAACATGGAATCCTTCAGGTATTGGTTCTTTATCAGATATTGCCTGCACAGGTTGACCAATATCTACATCATCAATCAATTGCTCAACTGAAATATCAAAAACGGCCGCGATGGAACTAAGCCATCCCTTATCAATTCGTCCAGTTTTTATCCAGCTTCCAGCGCCTTGTGGTGTGGCTACAAAATCTGGGTTGTTTCGTACAGAGGTGACACGTCTTGCAAATTCCGCCTTTGTCATACCGATGGATTTTAGGCGTGCACCGATTTTTTCGCCAATGTGCATAAAGACCTCAAATAAAGCAATGGTTAATTTTACGCTTTAAATAATTAAAGTAGCAATGCTTGACATTTATAAAGCATTGGTTTAATATGCTTTATCTTATATAAAGCAATGGTTTATAAAATGCAAAAAATGGCACTTCAAAAAGCATGTGATTTAGTCGGCGGACAAAGCAAGCTCGCTGAAATCTTGAATGTTACGCCTCCCGCAATCACGGCGTGGTTATCAGATGACCAAAAATTAAAACGAGATATTCCCCCTAAGCGATGCGTCCAAATTGAACAAGCCACAAACGGAAAAATCACTCGTAAAGATCTGCGTCCTGATGATTGGTACTTGTTTTGGCCAGAATTGGCGGAGTCCGCATAAGGTGATTTGCGCTTGGCGCGGTCGCTCTTTTTTTGTGTCAGTTGCTTCATTATTTTTGTCCTTTTAGATGTGTTGATAATTGAAGTTTATCTAATTAAATCAATTAGTTATAGGTAAAAAACCCCGATTTTTTACCTTGAATTTAGGAGTGTTTTATGTCACTAAAAACCGAAAAGCCTTTGCTTTTTCGCGCGATGCATACGACGGCAAAAAATATGCCAGGTGGCGTGACAGCTTTGGCGGCTGTGCTTGGACGTAGCGAGGTGGTGATTGCCAATGTGCTTAACCCAAACGTGCTGGACAAGGTGCCTTCGCTTGATTTGTTTGTTCAACTGCTGGGGTTGTTGGACTCGGATTTGGTGATTAATGCTCTGCTCGATGGTACGGGGTTTGCGGCACATCGGTCTAACAAGGTTCCTTTGAGCGCAGATGTTTTTGCGAATTATTTGGATGTGATGCGCAAGACGGGCGAGGCTACAAAGGCTGGGTCTGATGCGCTGATGGATGGCGTGATCAGCGATAACGAGCGTCTGCAATGGTTGGATCTGTTGCATGAGCAACAAAACGCGACGATGGCTTTGATGGCAGTTTTAAGGGGGGCTTGAGGTGAAAGATTTTCAGTTTTATTTGCTGCTGTCTGTGCTTTTTCAGTTGCTTGGTAACGGTTGGGTTCAGAGTGTGTTGCCTCTTTATTTTGCGTTGGTCTCTTTGTGGTGTTTGAGCAGGGGTGAATGATGCCTGATTGGTACCGTGACCCGACCTACGACGCGGCTTGTCGATTAGAGGCATTGCGTGTGCGTTTTGCCGTACTGGTCAATGAGTGCTCATATCGTGTGGCTCCTATTTTTGTTAGGGATGGTGAGTGGTGCATTCGGCGCAATCAATCGTTTGGTCGATGTGATTTTTGTGATTTGAAACGGGGGAAATGATGAGTTGGTTTGAGTATTTTGCGATGGGATTTGCGGTGTTTGGATTGGTTGTCTTTGTGTCTGCCGTGGTGTTTTTTGGATTGTTTGTGGCTTTGAATTTCGGGGGTTCAGAGCGTCATTATCCGCATGGGCGGGGGTGAGTCAATGACTGCCTTGGCTTTGTTGGTTTCGACTTTTTGCTTGGTGTTTTTTCTTGGGCTACAGAGTTTGGTGGTTAATTCGGGTTATCGAGTTTTGGCGTTTTTCAACTCGTTCGCCATTGGCACATCGAATTTGGTGTTGTTCAAACTCGCGCCCAATTCAAGTGGCATCGAGATTTTGGCTTATTTATCGGGCGGTCCATTTGGGATTGTTGCTGCGATGATTTTTTTCAAGTGGTATCACGCGCGTAAGGTTGGTGTGTGATGAGTTGGACCGAAGAAAAAATAGCGCGCGTTTTATCAACAAGCGTCTTTGAAAACAAATACGTTATGACAGTATCCAACTGCAACTGGACTGGTCATGAGTGTGATTTATTCGCCGTCACAGAGCATTTAAAAATAATTGATTTCGAGATAAAAATCAGCCGTTCCGACTTAAAAGCAGACGCAAAAAAAGATAAATGGTGGGAGAGAAAGTGGGTTTATAACCCAGCGTCACCAAAAAATTATGACCTTATTGAAAAGAGTTTGCCGCACCCTCGTAAGGTGTGGAAGCACTACTACGTGATGCCTGCTGAAATATGGACAGACGAGTTGTACGCATCAATTCCCGAGTGCTCTGGTGTCATCTTGCTGAAAGAGGGTGAATCTGAGCAGCACGGAAAAATATGCGGAGCGACACTCATACGCCGAGCCAAGCCAAACAAAGATGCTTATGTACTTAACAAGCATCAAGTAATGAATATCGCTCGATTGTTGCAATTTAGAACAAATGCTGCGCTAAAACGTTTGGAGGTTGTGTGATGGTTGCTATCAATTTGGCATGGTTTGACGCGCAACACAATACTGAGCCACTTGCTCGCAAGCGCGTGCATACGGCTGTTGGTCGAGTTTTGGCGCAGTTATCAAAAAAATTCGGCGCGGATGAGGTCGCTGATACTTCGGGGGTAGACCCTGATAAGGGTGAGACGATTGAGTCCGTGCGCGGTGCGTGGTTCGATGTGGTTGCATCGCTCACGCCTGATGTGTGTCAACGTGCTTTGGTGGATGCGCGTGCGCTGGATGAATGCCCGTCGTATGACGATTTCCGCGATTTGGCGGCAGTTTATGGCGTGAGTGTGCCTCAGGTATCGGATGAGGTGGTTGCGCCTGCTGTGAGCCGTCCTGCTGAGGTTTTGCCTGTGTCATCGGGCGAGCCGAATTTATGGGCATGGCGGCTTAGGTCTATGTCTGCTGCGCGCAATTTAATCCATTTTTACACAACGCAAAAGATGCGCATGCACGGTGCGGCAATCAAGTATCACTTGGATGTGACGCGCAAATTGGTGATGCGTGATGGTGTGTTGTGCGTCGGTAGCGGGGGTTTGTTTATGCGATAAGCGTATTGGTTCGGTCTGCGTTGGCGGCTCAATACGTTGGGGCGCAGGTCGTGATGAGCAAGTCGGTTATCCAAGGTCTTACACAGCCGACAGCCTGGGTGGTGCAAACAGAGGGCGTAAGGGTGGTGTCGGATACCATGAGTTTTAGTCTGTTTGTGTTTTGAGTGAGCGACCATTTCAAAACGGGTATGAAGCGACGGATAACGGCCATTGCGTAAGCAAAGTTTCAAACTCAAACCACGCTCCTTAATCTAAAAACGGTTTGGGTAAGGGGGTGTTTTGGGTTTTTGCTCGGGGATTCAACCTTGCGTAGGTAAGTAAGGACATTAAGTTATAAGGATATGGTATGACAGATGTACGTTTGATTGATGGTTCTGTGGTTGATTCATATTCTGAGGTTTGGCGATTTGAATGTGAGTGTCGACACATCGCCAATCTGAGTGACAGAGAAGCGCGCAAACGTGCTTTGACCAGCATTGCCAAAAGTCGTGGTCAATCTGCCGCGAACGATGTCGAGAGTTTTGTTCGAACGAATTTTAAATTGTTGAGAGGTTGATATGACTCGAAAGTATTGGCGCGATGTGGCAGAAATTGAAGTGAGCCGTTTGCTTTTAACCGACCGATGCGTTGCTTTGTTTTTGGTGGCAGGCAATCGACTTATGGTTGTTCGTGATGGCTCGATTCGATGCGGTGCGATGATGCATCGCGGCGATACAACTGCATCTGTTTTGGTTGGTTGTTACAAGACGATTACTGCTCAATTCGCAGACGTGATGGATGATGTGGATTGTGCGTATCGTCGTCGTAATTCTTTGTCTGCCGTGCATAGACGGCGCGTTGCTAAACGAAAAGGGGTGTGTCATGGATGATTTGCTCAGGATTTGGGGACAGTGGTGTCGGGTTGGTTTGGGTCGCCCGCGTTTGGCATCTATGCAGTTTGAGGTAGTGGTTGGCGATGATTTCGATGAGCAGTTGATGATACGACTGGATAGGATGATTGGTGCGCTCGGCAAGCCAACGGCTGTCTTTTTGGAAGGCGTGTATCAATTCGAGCACACGGCCAAGGACGCGGCGCACCGTGCAGGTTTTCGGTTGGAGCGTGAGTCGGCAAGGTTGTTGCTTGATCGTGTGGTGGATAAGTTGGAACGTGATTTTTATGCGCAAAATTCATTTCATTCAGCGTAACAGTTTGAAAATTTTTGTTTCAATACTGGCGTGGCTTTGCGACGTGTTTTAGGCTTTGAAAATGACAGTAAAAAACGCGAACATGGTTTTTTTCTGTACGATGTCGCTAAGATTGAATTTTCTATTGCCCTGCGAAAGCGGGGTTTTTTATTGGATTAATGTGGTTAAGCGAGCAAAGAGTATTTGTCGTTATCCTGGGTGTGGTGTGTTGTTGGATTTGCCAGGGTATTGCATCAAGCATGCTAAGCATGTTGAGCAACAGCGTGGGTCAAGTACAGAGCGTGGGTATAACCATCGTTGGCGCAAGGCGCGCGAAACATATTTGCGCTCACATCCATTGTGTGTAATGTGTGATGATGAAGGTGTGCTGACACCAGCGACTGTCGTTGACCACATCGCCCCTCATCGGGGAGACCAGCAATTATTTTGGAGTCGTAGTAACTGGCAGGCTTTATGCAAGCGTCACCACGATACTAAGACAGCCAAAGAAGATGGTGGCTTTGGTCACCCCCCTTCAAAAGTTTAGAAGCCTCTCACTTCGCGACCGCTTGCCCGTGAAATTTTTGTGTGCGCAGGTTTTAGAGGGGGGGTACATTGGATAGTTATGGGTAAACGTGGACCAGCTCCTAAACCTGATGTTTTAAAGACTAAGGTAAATCGAAGCAAGCGTGGAGCAAATCTTGCCGATGGCATTAAGCCAGATATTGCAACACCTGAATGTCCTGATTGGTTATGCGCTACAGCGCAAGTAGAGTGGGCGCGGATTGTTCCGCACTTGCAAAAGTGTGGTCTGTTGAGTCATTTAGACATGGCGGCATTGGCTTTATACTGCCAGTCTTACGGTCGATATGTCGAATTAGAAAATGGCATGACCTCTCGCATTAAAAAACTGCAACGTGATCATAAACTCGAATACATCGACGCTGTGCGCACTGCTTTTATTGATACAACGCCGAATGGCTACCAACAAGTGAGCGCATTGGCATCAACGATTCGCAATTTGAAAGATGAGGTTTTGAGATACCTCGCACAATTCGGCATGAGCCCATCATCACGCACCCGTGTGGTTGTGAGTCAACAGCCTGAATTACCTGGAATACCAGCGGCAGAACACCAAGACCCTTGGGCGGGCTTCGTCACACATTAAAACTGATGAAAAATGAACTACTTAGAACGTGCGAATACTTACATAGACGACGTTTTAAGCGGTGAAATTATCGCTTGCAAGTGGGTTAAATTGGCATGTGAGCGTCAAAAGAACGATTTAAAACGCGCCAAGAAAGGCTGGAAATATACGTTTGATGAGGCAAAGGCTCAGCGCATTTGCCAATTTGTTGAATTAATGCCGCATATTAAAGGCGACTGGGCGCGGCCAGTCAATCGCAATGGCAGATTAGAGTACCCAAAGTTGACCCTTGAGGGTTGGCAATGTTTTTTGTTGACCACGGTATTTGGTTGGGTTGACACGCAAACGGGTTTGCGTCGATTCATGCGAGTGTACGAAGAAGTACCTCGCAAAAATGCTAAATCGACCAAGTTATCAGGTGTCGCGTTGTACATGATGACGGCGGATGGGGAGCCTGGGGCCGAGTGCTACTCAGTAGCGACCACAGGCGACCAAGCAAGAATTGTATTCAACGATGCAAAGCGCATGGCTGAACGTGAGCAGGCTTTTTGCAAACGGTTCGGTGTCGAAGTCCACGCGCATGATTTGAGTGTGGAAAGCACGGCCAGTTTATTCAGACCACTCAACGCTGAGGGTTCGACTCTTGATGGGTTGAATATTCATTTTGCAGGAGTGGACGAGTTCCATGCGCATAAAAAGCGTGACCTGTATGACGTTATCGACTCGGCTACGGGTGCACGCAGTCAGCCTTTAGTGTGGATGGTGACCACTGCAGGCAGTGACCGTACAGGTATTTGCTACGAACAGCGCACGCATTTAACAAAGGTGCTCGACCGAGTGGTTGAGGACGACAGTTTTTTTGGTGTGATTTACACCATCGACGATGGTGACGATTGGGCAGACCCAGCAATTTGGGCAAAAGCCAATCCGAATTATGGCGTTTCTGTTTTGCCCGACGATTTGGAGGCGGCGAGTCGCAAGGCTTTGTCAATGCCGTCGGCGGTCAATAATTTTTTGACCAAACGGCTCAATGTTTGGGTCAACAGCCACACCGCTTGGATGGATATGCGCAAATGGGATGCATGTGCAGACCATGATTTAACTATTGAACAAGTGGCGCATTTGCCTTGTTTTGTGTCCTTGGATTTGGCTTCAAAGGTTGATATTGCCGCAAAAATTAAATTATTCGTCGATGTGGAAAAGGGCGAATACTACGTCTTCGGCGACTACTATCTTCCAGAACGGGCTGTTGAAGAATCAAACAACAGTCAATACAGCGGCTGGCAACGTCAAGGATTTTTGTCGGTGACGGATGGCGAAGTAACAGATTACGACGCCATAGAAACAGATGTCGAAAACGACCATGCCGAATACGATGTGATTGAAGTACCTTTTGACCCATTCCAAGCCACACAAATGGCGGGTCACTTGATAGACAAAGAGTTGACAATGGTTGAGGTTCGGCCAACCGTGCTGAATTTTAGCGAACCAATGAAACAACTTGAGGCCTTGGTGCTGCAAGGGAAGTTAAAGCATGACGGAAACCCTGTTTTAACGTGGATGATTAGCAATGTCGTGTCCCAAACCGATGCGAAAGACAATATCTACCCGCGTAAAGAACGCCCCGAAAACAAAATTGACGGTGCGGTCGCGCTCATTATGGCTCTAAATAGAGCGATGGTTTACAGCAACCGCGAAGCGGGCCACAAAACGGACGACATTATTATGGTGAATTAAATGGGATTATTTGGCTGGTTTCACGGTGGAGGCAAAATGCCGATTACCACTGACGTGGTCAATGAAACCACCACCGATGAATCGGGTGTGGTCACGATTACGCTTGACCCAAATCAAAGTGTCGCTGAAGTATTCAGAGAGCCGACGAGTGTGAATGCGCAATCGGCGATGCGAATTTCGGCAGTGTATGCTTGTGTGCGTTTATTGGCTGGTGCAAAGGCAGGTTTACCTTTGGACTTTTACAAGCGTCAAAACGGCGCGCGTGAATTGCTCGATGCGCATGCTCTTTGGTATCTGTTTAACATTGAACCATCGCCAATTTGCTCGGCGGCTGTGTTTTGGGAATACATCGAAGCGTGCCGACACCTGCAGGGTGATGGTTTTGCGTACATCAACAGAAATCGTGCTGGCGAGCCGATTGAATTTATACCCTTGGTTGGCACGGATGTTGCAATGGCGCGACATCCAACGCAAAAAAACAGATTGGTCTATCGCATCCAGTTGAGTGATATTCAAACGGTTGTGGATCAAGACGACATTTTGCATTTTCGCAATTTTGGTTTTGACCCAAAAACAAGTCGCTCAATGAGCACCTTGAGTTTTGGTGCGCAAAATGCAGTTCGTTTGGCTCAGAGTGCGGATAAGCATGCTGAGGCGTTTTATGCGAGAGGCACCACAAGCAAAGTTGTATTGACTTACCCAAACAAGCTGAATGAACAGCAAAAAGATTTAATTCGACAGCAATTCCAAGTTAAATATGGCGGTGTTGATAATGCTGGTGTACCGTTGGTTATGGGTGAGGGTGGTACGGCACAAACGATTTCTATTAATGCCAAAGATGCGCAGCTTTTAGAGTCACGTCAATACCAATTGGCAGAGATAGCGCGCGCGTTTGGTGTACCACCGCACATGATTGGCAGCACCGAAAAGACCAGTTCGTGGGGTTCGGGTGTATCCGAAATGAGCCAAGGATTTATTAATTACACGCTCTCACCACACTTGGTGCGCGACGAACAAGAACTGGTGCGCAAACTGTTCGCAAAAAAAGACATTTATGTCGAATTTGACCGTGATGCACTGCTTCGCAGCGACTACAGTAAGCGAGCTGAATATTATCGACAAGCCATCGGTGGTTCGCAAGGGCCAGGCTGGGTAACGGTGAATGAAGTTCGCGCTTGGGACAAACTCAAGCCAATCGATGGCGGCGATGCGCTGTATAGCGGTGCAATTGCACCACAACCACAAAAACCAAAGGAAAAACAAGATGCGCAAACTGCTCAATCTGCTGATGAAGAACCAGCAGACGAATAAACAACTCTGCTCTGTTAAAAACGAAGGTGGCACGCTGTCAATATTTATCGATGGTGTGATTGATGCGGATTGGGGTATCTCTGCAAACGACATCGTCAACGCTTTGAATGGTTTCAATGGTGACAAAATTAATATTTATCTGAATTCACCAGGCGGTAGTGTTTTCGAGGCGCGCTCGATGGTCAGTAAATTATCACGAGTTGTGGCACACAAGACTGTTTACATCGACGGCTTGGCGGCCAGTTCCGCGAGTTGGCTTGCGCTGGCGGCCGATGAGGTGGTGATGTGTGAGGGGACTCGCCTAATGATACACAATGCATGGTCAATTACGGTTGGTAGCGCAAAGGACATGCGCGATACAGCCGATGTGCTCGATGGTTTGGATAACACATTTATTGATGATTATGTGTCGGCGGTTCAAAAGCGTGGAAAAAACACATCGCGAGAACAGTTGCGTGATTATCTTGATAGTGAGACTTGGTTTACCCCTGAAATGGCTTTGGATGTTGGATTTATTGACCGTATCGAGGGTAAAAAACGTGACGGCGCGTCCAATTTTGACCTGACTGCATACAACAATGCGCCCGAACCTGAGCGAAATGAGTCGGTGATGGATGAAACAATTGCCCAGCTCATCGCACGAAACGAGCGACATTTACGAATTATTGGCACACAGTAACTCGTTTTTTTAACAATTTTTACCCTGATTGAGGCTGCATTTGCAGCCTTTTTTGTTATAGCCGCTCATCGAGCGGTTTTTTTATTTAAAGGACTGCAAAATGACTATCCAGCAACTGCGTGAAGCGCGTAATGAGCTTGCAAAAAAAATGCAACACCTCAATGCCGAGCACAAAGATAAATGGAGTAATGACCTCCAAAAACAATTCGATGATCTTGCTGATCAGTTAGCAACCATCGACCAAAAAATTGCCAACGAAGAAAAATTACTCGCACTTGCGGGCGAACAAAACTTCACCGATGCGGTATCAGTGCAAAACGCTAACAAAGGTCAAAGCACCAATGCTTTGAGCGAGTCAGCGATATTCCGCGCATGGGCGGTGGGTGGTATCAATAACCTCACGGCAGAGCAAGCGGCAAAATTTGCCAACACCATGAGTGTTGGGGGCGCTGGTTCTGAGGGTGGTTTTACAGTGCAAACCGATGTGGCCGCCAGTTTCTTAGAGGCTCTTAAAGATTTCGGCGCAATGCGCAAAGTATCGAGTGTTGTGGCAACTGAGCGTGGCAATCAGTTGATTTTCCCAACCACTGACGGTACCAGCGAAATCGGTGAGATTGTTGATGAAAATACAGCGGCAGGTTCGCAAAATATTGCGTTCGGGACAAAGGCTTTGGGTGCGTATAAATACTCATCCAAAATTGTCGTTGTACCATTTGAGTTGTTGCAAGACTCTCAGATTGACGTCGAAGCGTTGGTGATGAAACGCTTGCGTGAGCGTATCGGACGTATCCACAATAAGCATTTTACAACAGGCACTGGCACGGCGCAGCCTATGGGTATGATGACTGCGTTGAGTGCGGGTAAAGTGGGTGCAACGGGTCAAACCACCACGGTAACATACGATGATTTGATTGATTTGTATGAGTCAATTGACCAAGCGTATTTGGATATGGGTAAATCTGGATTCATGTTCAATCAACAGGTTCGCGCATTGTTGCGCAAACTTAAAGATACCAATGGACGACCAATTTGGTTGCCGTCGTATGAGGGTGGTATTGGTCAAGGTGTGGACGAAAGTTTGTTGGGTCAGAAAGTCGTCATCAACAACGATATGGCGACTCCTGCGGCCAACGCGAAAACCATCGCATTTGGGGATTTTAGCAACTACCAAATCCGTGATGTCAAAGCGGTTGAATTGTTCCGCTTTGCTGACTCGCCGTTTATCAGCAAGGGGCAAATTGGCTTCTTGGCTTGGGCGCGCGCGTCAGGCGGTTGGACAGATGTTGGCGGTGCTGCTAAAGCGTACCAACATTCAGCGTCTTAATCGGGGGGTTGATATGGCTAAAAATAATAAGCCAGATGCTGGCTCTGCACCGCCCCTAGTGGGTGGTGCATTGATTCCGCCTGCGGATGGTTCTGCACCGCCTCCATCTAACGAAGAAGAGGCTGCTGATGTAACCGTTCGCGTGTTGGTTTCAACTGTTGTGGGTGATTCAATCTACCAGCCGAATCAATTGGTTCAGTTTACCGCCGATGTTTATACATCGCTGGATAAAGCGCGCTTTGATGACAGCGAGGCTGCTGTTGCGTACTGTGAATCAATTGGTTCTGTTGTTGTAATTCATGAAGGTAAGCGTGGTGAGTGATTCTAAGCCAGTTGTCAGTCTCGATGAGGTTAAGCGGCATTGCAGAATTGACCATAATTTTGATAATGAAGAAATCAAAAACATGGTGGCGGCCGCTACAGAGCAAGCGAATCATTTATGTGGCGTCGTATTTGATGCGAGCGCACCTAAAGCAGTCAAGCAATGGGTGCTCATGCGCGTTGGATTTATGTATGAAAACCGCACCGCTACGCTTGAAAACGGACAGGGCGAAGTGCCAGTGCGGCACTTCGTTGATGGTCTGCTTGACCCTTATTTGAAGCATTCACCATGATACCCATCGGAAATTTGAACCGTCGCATTGTCATCAAGCGTTGGCAAGACGTACCCATCGGCGCGTTTCATGTTGAACAAACCTATGACGAGGGCGTGCAAGTTTGGGCAAAGGTTGAGCCAGTAGGCTCGCAAGTGTACTGGGGCACACATCAAATCGGTGAGCAGGTCACGCACCGCTTCATGATTCGGCGCGTCGAAGGTATCACTGATGAGCGAACCATTACTGCGCAACATATTGTCCAATACAGCGGCTATCGCTACACCATCAAGCGCGTCAATGATTACAAAGACGCGCATCGCTTTGTGGTGATTGAAGCGCAAGAAATGGGGGCAATATGAGTGTTCGTGTACACGTCACGTTTGATGGTTTTAAACGCGCCGACGTCGATAGAAAAGGCGCGCGAAAAGCCATGCGTCAAGCGGGTTCGTTGGTGTCCAAGGGTGCGAAGCGATTGGTAGCGCGGCGCGGTGGCGGTGCGGGTGGTTATCCAGGCAAGATGACAGGTAAGTTACAACGCTCTATCGCATACCGAGTTTCGCGCGTTGGTTTGATGGTCAAGATTGAGCACTACAAATGGAGCGGTGGTGATTTTTACCCAGCTTTTTTGCATTTTGGCGTGACTGGAAATGCAAGGCGACGAGACCATTCAACGCAGGTCAAAAGTGGCAAGTGGCGCATTGCGCCGCATCAAAACTACTTTGAAGTGTCGATGAATGCTCAGGCGGCGAAGATTAATCAATTGATTGAGCGCGGATTTAAAGATTCGATAAGGCTTTACTGATGAAAATTCATCGAATTATTCAAGAAATACGGGCGCATTGCCCGTTTTTTTTCGACCAAAGTACGGGTAAATCAAACGTTGCGGGGGCTTTATCTTTTGAGCCTTTGCTGACCTTTGCTAATTTGCCTGTGCCTTGTGCTTATGTGATTTTAGATGACGACCAGCCAGAAGAGCAATACAGCGGTCAAGCCTATCGACAGACGGTTCACGAGTCATTCTCGGTCGCGGTTTGCCTTGCCAACACCAGTGACCCGCGCGGTCAGACGGCTGCGGATGTGGTGCATGACGTTCGTCAGGACTTGATTGCAGTGCTGGCGGGTTATGTGATGGATGACGCATACTCGCCGCTGGAGTATGCAGGCTCAACGTTGGAGCATTTTGATGCCGAGCGCGTTTTTTACTCGTTCAAATTCACGGCCAATTATGAAGTCACGAAAGAGCAAACGCGGCAATGGGGCGACTACGCAGGCGACCCAGCGCACGACATTGACGGCATGCCTGCTTACACGGGCGCGGACATCAACGTTGATTATTTAGACCCGCAGGTCGATACCAATCGACCGAGAGCATTGTTCCCTACCGATCCTGCTGCGTATGAGGGCGGCGTGATTGGGCAAAAACCCGACGGTCGGATTGAAGGCCGATTCTCAATTAACACACCCACGGAGTAACCATGCGATTTATCCCTAAAGACGGGCTGGCAGTAGCCATGCCCACGGGGGGCACTGTGCCGCCCGACGGTATCGATACCGATGCCGAAACCCTGACTTATTACGCCCGTCGTGCCAACGATGGCGAGGGTCAACTGGTCGAGGCGACCGATGTCGCTAAAGCCGAAACCGTAATCGAAACAGAAACCAAGCGAGGTAAATAATGGCCGTCAGCTTTAATCAAATTCCAGCGGGGCTTAAAGTCCCGCTTTTTTATGCCGAAATGGATAACTCGATGGCGAATCTGCCATCGGTTGACAATCGCGCCATCATCATTGGTCAGCGTTTATCGACGGGTTCTGTACCTGCGAACACGTTGGGCATTATGCCCAACATTGACCAAGCTGATGGTATGCATGGTGCGGGTTCGCAATTGGCGGAAATGCTCAAGCAATATCGAAAAAACGACCCATTTACTGAGCTTTGGTATTTGTCGTTGGACGATGCAGTCTCAAGTGCTGCGGCCACGGCTACTTTAACCATTGCGGGTACGGCTTCGGTGTCGGGTGCAATTGCGGTTTATTTGGCAGGTAATCGTATTGTAGTAGGTGTCAATAAAAACGACACTGCCGCAGTCGTTGCTGCAAACATTGCTGCAGCGGTCAATGCAGACACAAATGCTCTTGTCAGTGCTTCTGTGGCAGGTGCTGCGGTGACTTTCACGGCTAAAAACAAAGGTACGCTGGGCAACGACTTGACTTTGTTGATCAACCATCGCGGTGTTTCTGCGAATGAGTATACGCCGACTGGTTTGACCCTCACGCCAACAATGTTTGAAGGTGGTGCGGTTGACCCGAATGTAGGTTTAGCGTTGGCATTGCTGGGCGACGAGCCCTTTGAATACATTGGTTTGCCTTATAACGATGCGGCGAATTTGGATGCAATCGGCGTTGAAATGAACGACGTCACTGGTCGATGGTCATATGCACGTCAATTATATGGTCATGTTTACTCAGCCAAGCGTGGCACGCTTTCGGAAATTACCACATTTGGTAAAACGCGCAACGATCAGCACGTGACGGTTTTTGGTGTCGCGACGGCCAAACCTCACCCTGTTTTTATCGAAATGGCTGCTGAATTGGCGCGCATTGCAGTGTTTATCAATGCTGACCCTGCGCGTCCGACGCAAACAGGTGCATTGGTGGGGATTTTACCCGCGCCTGCGGGTAAAGATTTTAACTGGTCAGAGCGTCAATCTTTGCTTAATGCTGGGATTGCAACCACTTACACGGTGGCAGGCGCGGTGCGCATCGAACGAGCCATTACCACTTATCAAAAAAATGCGTGGGGTCAAGCCGATGTCTCGTACCTTGATTCAGAGACCATGCACCAATCGGCCTACGTTTTGCGCCGACTGCGCAACGCCATCACCAGTAAATATGGTCGGCACAAGCTGGCAAACGACGGTACGCGCTTCGGTGCGGGTCAGGCGATTGTCACGCCAAGTGTGATTAAAGGTGAGTTGCTCTCTGAATACCGCAAATTAGAAGACGAGGGCGTTGTCGAAAACTTTGAAGCGTTTAAAGCCGCTTTGATTGTAGAGCGCGATGCAAGCAATCCGAATCGTGTGAACGTCTTGTTCCCGCCTGATTTGGTCAATCAGTTTCGCATTTTAGCGCTGTTGTATCAATTCCGTCTTCAGTATCCACAAATCGCTTAAGGAGTAGCACATGAATAGCAAACGAACTGCGGGCACTTGCTACTTCAAAGTCAATGGTAGCCAGTTGGAGACAACCGTTGACGGCGAAGTGGACGTGTCCTTGCTCACGAAAAAACGTGAGACTTTAAAACCAGGGTTTTACAAAGAAACAGAGCAAACCCCAAAGATATCTGGGACATTTTTGTTCACCAAAGATTTCCCAATGGAAGTCTTGGAGGCTCAGGACGACATGACCATCACGGTCGAGTTGGCCAACGGCAAGGTCGCTACCTTGCAAGAGGCTTATGTGGTGGATGAAACCATCGTTAAAAACGCTGACGGTACCATCGAACTGACGTTCGAGGGGCGCCGCGTGATTTGGAGTTAAGCATGAACGAAGATGCAAAAAAAGTTGAATCGGTAGAGCCTGCGGCAACCGTGCCGTTGAGTAAATCAATCACGGCGCATGGCGAAGAAGTGTCGTTTTTAGAATTTCGCGAGCCCACCTCCAAAGACTTGCTTGACCTTGGTACACCGATGGTGTTCACGGGTGAGGGTGATGTGCGCATTGATATGGCTGTGGTGGGTAAGTATGTTGTTCGTTTAGCGGGTGTTACCGCTAAATCTCTTGAGCAAATGAAGCCCGCAGATTTGTTGGAATGCGCCAAGGTGGTCAATCGTTTTTTTCAATAGTTGGGCGTGATTATAGTGCTGCGAAATACGAGGCATTGTTGTTTGATGTTGCATATTTTTGGCGCGTCGGCCCAGATTATTTATTAGCACTACCTATGACCGAGTTTGATACTTACGTCAAACACTCAAATCGAATCAGTGACATTAGGAAGTCGTCATGACTAAAGGCACAGAATTACGCGCCGTCATCACCGCATCAGACAAACTCTCGCCCGCATTGCGGGCGATTGCACGTCAGGCGGTAGCGACCAAAGCGGTCATGACTGGTGGTTGGGGTTCAATCGCCAAGGAAATGGTGCCGATTCGCAATCGGTTGACAGACCTTGGTGGATCGCTGGCTAATATTGCGCGAGGCATGGGGGTTTTTGGCTTGATTGCTGGCGGTGCGGCTGCTGCGGGCGGTATGGCGTTGGCACGCTCGGCGCTTGACGCGGCAGGCGCGGTTCAAGACGCATCTGATGTGACAGGTGTGGCGGTTGAAAACTTGCAAAAATGGCATGCGGTTGCTGGTTTAGCAGGTGTATCGACCGAAGATGTCAACAACTCAATGGTCAAGTTGAACAAAGCGTTGTTTGGCGCTGCCAATGGCGAGAAAAAATCAGCGGCTTTATTTAAATCAATGGGCGTGGCAGTACGCAATGCCGATGGTTCTATCCGCAGAATTGATGATATTTTGCCCCAAGTTGCTGAGGCTTTTGATAAAACCAAAGATCCAGCAACGCGCACCGCCATGGCGATGACCTTGTTTGGTAAGTCGGGCGCAAAATTGATTCCGATTTTAGCCAAAGGAAAGGGCTTATCTGAGGCATTGGCGGAAGCCCAGCGCAAGGGCATCATTGTATCTGAATCATCCATCGCCGCGATGGATGATTTGGGCGACAACATGGGAATGCTCGGCACTCAGGTACGCGGCATTGCGGGCAACATCATGGGCGAATTAGCACCGTCGCTCACGCCGTTGGTGCAGGGTTTTAGTGAGTGGATTGCTGCAAATAAAGACCTGATTAAATCCAATGTAACAGGCTTTGTCAAAGATTTAGCCGATAAACTCAAAAACGTTGATTGGAAATCGGTTGCCGATGGTGCAGAAACTTTTTTTGATGCTGCTGTTTGGTTTGTGTCCAGCGGTACTTTAACCAAGCTTGCTATCGGTATGGCGGCGATTAAAGCCATACAAATCGGCGGGTCGTTTGTAACCGCTGGTAAAGATGTGGTGAGCCTCGGCGTGGCGGTTGGTGGCTTGGCAAAAAAAGGGGTAGGCTGGGTCAAACTTAAAAAGAACTTTGTCGGACCGATGCCCGCCAAACAAACAGGCAAACTCGCGCAAAGTTTGGGTAAGGCGACAGGTTGGATGTCCAAACTGGGTAAGGCAGGCAAGGTCATTCGCCCATTGGGTTTGGCGATGAGTGCGCTCGCGATTGCAAATACCGCATTTGCTGGCAATGATGCTGAGCCCAAGGACAAGCAAAAACAGTGGGCAGGCTTGGGCGGTGCGCTTGCGGGCGGCATGGTTGGCGCAAAGATAGGAGCAATGGCTGGCACCTTGGTCGGTGGGCCAGTCGGTACTGCTATCGGTGGCGCGTTGGGCGGCATTATTGGCTCAATATTGGGCGAAGACGGTGCAAAAGCATTGGTCGAGTGGTGCCAAAACGCAGGCACCACCATGGGTGGTTTTTTGTCGGGGTTTTTTACCGAGACACTGCCGTATTACGTTGGGTATGGTGTGGGTTGGTTGGTCGATAGTTTTTCATCGGGCTGGGATTGGGCTGTATCTGCGGCGTCATCGGCGATTGATGGCATTGTCGGTTTTGTGTCAAGTTTGCCAGATCGTGCCATTGCGGTTGCATCAACTTTATGGACGTATTTGGTTGATTTTTGGAATGATCCGCTGGGTTCGATTAATGCTTTTATTGGTTCGGCGACAAATCTGATAAGCGGGTTTATTGACACAGTAAAGGGTTGGTTTTCTGGTTTGGGCGATGCTATTTCGAGCATGTTTAATAGTGCATCGTCTGGTTATAACGCGGCGATGACGCATACAAGCCCGTTGGCTGGTGGTGGTGGCGGTACTTATCAAGGCAACGTCAACGTCAACTTCAATAATATGCCCAAAGGCGCGACGGCGCACGGCTCTAATAATCGCGGGTTGCGCGTTAATCCGAGGGTTGGGTACAGATAATGAGTTTTAACGAAAAAAACCTACTGCCTGCCAATTTGAGTGGCGTGCGCTTTGAGGTGGATAGCGACTCAATGCCTGTTGGGCGGCGCACCGCCGATCACGAGTACCCATTTCGCGATGAACCGTACATTGAGGACATGGGTCGTAAAAAGCGACTCATTAACCTTGAGGCATGGGTGTGTGGTGATGATTGTTTTGAGCGGCGCGATAAATTAATTGCGATTTTTGAGGCAAAAAACGTCGTCACGCTGACACACCCGTGGTACGGCGAAATGCAGGTCAAGCCCATCGAGGCGACCCCAAAACATCGATACGATGAGGGGCGCGTTGTCCGCATCGACATGAATTTTGTCGAGGCTGGGCAACTTGATAATCCAAGCGTGACCGATGATACAGCAAGCCTGCTCGCTGGCTATGCGGATGAGATGCAAACGATGGTGGATGATGCTTTATCCGCTTTGTCGTTTAGTCATTTGGGCTTAGATATGCTCGACTTAAATGGAGCTGGGCGCATTATCGGTGTACTCAATGGCGCATTTAACAGTCTGTCTCAAGTCCTGACAGGTGCTAAAAACCCATTTATGTCGCTGTTTCAGGATGTGATGGGGTTGGTTGGCAAGCCTGCTGGCTTGGTTGAAATTGTGCGCTCGATGTTTGGTGGTCTGGCCAAGTCGTCGAGCACGACAGCGCGACAAATCACCCGAGATTTTAACCGTCAATCAGGCTCTACCATCACGGCATCGTACAACGAAATTGTACGGATGCCAGCGACACTTGTGCGCGCGGTGTCGAAAGTAGATGCTTTGCCACCCGCCGCGAACGAAGCGCTTGCGGCGATTGAAAAACCGTTGCGCGAATACGTGCAATACACGCTGGTGGCACAGGCCGCAGGTGTTTTGAGCGTCATGCCTGCGGTGGTTAAAGACGATGTGAAGATATCAACTGATGCAGTGGTGCAGGCGATTGATATGTTGTGCAGTACAGCATCTGATGAGCGTTATCAAGTTTTAGTGCGCTTGCGCATGGCGGTATTGCTCGATTATCACGAGCGAATTTCGCGGGCGCGAAATATGCGCACGCTCAAAGTCGATATGCCAACACCCGTGTTGGTGCTTGCATACAACGCGCACGAAAATGCGCTGCGAGATGGCGAAATTATTTTACGCAACAAAGTTGCTCATCCGTTGTTTGTGATGGGTGACATTAATGTGGTGATTTGATATGGGGCTTAGTGTGGTTGATGAGATTGAGCGAGATAGAGTGACGCTTGCTATCAACGGCAAACTCTACAACTACTGGCTCGATGAGTCGGTTTGTGCGGGCATCAGTCGCTTTGCGCGTGACTTCAAGATGAGCGTCACGCGCGAATGGCCTGAAGGCTTGGACGAGCTTAAAAGCATCCGTGAGGGTGATAAAGTCGAAGTGCGTATTGGCGATGATTTGGTTGCAACGTGTTACGTTGATGCCACGCCGATTAGTTACGATGAATCGAGCATAACCATCGACATCGAGGGGCGCAGTAAAACGGCAGACTTGATTGATTGTTCTGCGACCAATAAACCCGCGCAGTGGAAGGGCGCGACCCTTGCTACCATTGTCAAAGCATTGTCAGCCGAATACGGTGTGGATGTGGTGGTTGATTTTGATGACAAAGAAGTCATCAAAGAGTTTCAGTTAGAGCGCGGCGATTCGCCGTTTGATGCCATCGACAAACTTCGCAAGCAGCGCAATCTGATTATCTGCGACGATGCAGAGGGTCGGGTGGTGATTGCTAAGATTGGTCAATACAAAGCCGACGACAAATTGGAGTTGGGTAAAAATATCAAGCGCGCCAGCTGTCCAAAAGATTTTAAGGATGTGTACAACGAATACATCGTGATTGGTCAAAAATCAGGCGATGGTAAAAGTAATGCCAAAGAGCATAACTCGGAAACCAAAGAGAGTGACACGGTTTTCAAGCGCAAGCGTGTACTGTACATCAAGCAAAGCGGCAACGCAGACATGCGGGCCTGCATTGACCGTGCAAAGTACGAGCGACAAAGTCGGTTTGCCAAGGCGCACGAAGTCACTTTGACTGTGCGGGGTTGGCGGCAAACCAGTGGTGAGCTGTGGAAACCCAACATGATTGTGCAGTACGTCGACCCCGTGCTGGGGTTTGAGCGCGAAATGCTGATTGTTGAATGTGAGTATCGTGTATCGACATCAGGCACGGAAACGGTCATGAAAATCGGCTTGCCCGATGGCTACAGTGCCGAGCCTTATGTTGCAAAAGAGGCGAAAAATAAAGCCAAAAAATCAAGCAATAAAAAGCCATCAGGTAGCGCGCGTAAAGGTCGCGCTCAGGGTGGTGGTGCTTGGTCGGATGTGGTCGGAATTGATGAGGTGGATGAATGAAAATGTTTCGCACGTTGGTGAAAATGGTGTTTCCAGAAAAGCCAATGCAAACCACGCAAGTAATCCTCGATGACGGCACGCCGAAAGACGATGTGGAGTATTACGAGCCATACGGCATCACCTCCACTTGTCCCGATGATGCTGAGAGAGAGTCTCTCACATTAACATTTGATGATGACATTAGCCATTGCGTCAATATTATGGTTGGTTCGCGCGCCTTGCGCATGCGGGTGGCTAAAGGCGAAGTTGCTTTGTATGATGACTTGGGTCAAACGGTGCATTTAAAGCGAGACATGATACTGCTTAAATCACCGACCTTGGTCAAAGTGGATGCGTCCGAATTGCACTGTACAGGCGATATAGTCGCCGATGGTGAGGTCAAAGACGCTGGCGGTGCTAAATCAATGTCGGGAATGCGCGGTACATTTAACAACCACACCAACAATGGTGCGGGCTTATCAAGCGGACAAATGTAATGATTTATTACTCTATGCAGGACATGGCGCAGGGCATGTACCCGTCGAACCGTCTGCATCGCGCACTCATGATTTCGCTGTTTACATGGCGGCGTGCCAATGCGGACGACGTCCTTGACGATGGCGAGCGCATGGGTTGGTGGGGGGATTCGCTCAACGGCGAAAAAATTGGATCGCGGTTGTGGTTGCTTGGTCGAGAGAAACTCACCAATGCGACAGTAAAACGCGCCAAAACCTACGCCGTCGAAGCGACCAAATGGATGACGCGCCGTGCAGTCGATGAGGTCAGTGTGCAGGCGGTGCGCACGGGTGTGTATGACATGGAGTTGCACATTGAATTGGTTGTAAATGGTCGGCGTGAGAATGTTGGTTTTAAAGATTTATGGAGTCACTTACAAAATGCCTATTACTCGTGATGATTTACCCGAACTGAATCGTCGCATCACGCAAGATGTGCTGGGGCGATTGAGTGACGATGGTGTCTTAATCGAAATTGATGCTCGTGTGTATGCGACTGTGTTCGCTGGGGTTGCACATGGAATCAATGGCTACATCGATTACAAAGCGCAACAAGTATTTGCTCATAGTGCGGACAAGGATCACTTGGTTGAGCATGCATGGTTTTGGTTGCGCGATGGTCCCAAACCTGCGGTATCAGCGAGCCGTGTGGCAACCTTTGGTGGTGTGACAGGTGCGATTGTGCCTGCGGCCACTGTGCTGCGCAATGCGCTGGGTGTAATGTATGCGACGGACGAGTCAATAGAGTTGGTTGCTGGTGCCGCAAGTGTCACCGCGCGCGCTGTGGTGGCTGGTGCGGCAGGCAATGACGAAACGACTGCATTGACCTTGGTCAGTCCTGTGGCGGGTGTCAACAACGAAGTGGTCGCCACGGCGGCCAGCGGCGGCTCGGATGAAGAAGACATCGAGGTGCTGCGAGAACGTGTGCTCGAGAAGCAAGCGGCGCGGCCGATGTATGGCAAGCGTGGTGATTATGCAATTTGGGCAAAGGATGTGCCAGGCATCACGCGCGCGTGGGAGCGATACCCAGTGCAAGGTGAGAAAATCAACTGGGTTGGTTTGTACGTCTTGCGCGATAACGATGCGTCGCCTGTGCCTGATGGCACTGAATTAGCGACTGTGCGGGATTACATCGACACGGTTAAACCTGAGCGTGCGGATGTTGAGGTGCTCGCGCCGCGCATTAAATACGTGGACTACACCATACGGGTATCGCCCAGCACACCAGAGGTCAAGGCGGACGTGAGGCGAAAAATTGAAGAACTGTTTAAGCAAGATGGCGCACCAGGGTGCGTCATTTTTATTTCTCGTGTGCGTTCTGCGGTCAGCTCTGCGGCGGGTGAATTGGACAATGCGGTAACGGGTGCGGATGTTACCTGTGCGGTTGATGAAGTGCCGTTGCTTGGCGCAATTACGTGGGTGTAATAATGACGGCTGATGACTACTATCAACAACTCAAAGCGCTGATGCCAAAAGGCATCGCGTGGATTGATGATGACCCAGTATTACGCTCGGTAGCGCAAGAGTGCGCAACTTTGCACTGGCGTACAGACCGATTGTTTATCGAATCAATCCCGACCAAAACCGAACAAAATTTGGTTGAGTGGGAAAGGGATTGGGGGTTGCCTGATCCATGTTTTACCGACACGAGCGTTTCGGGTCGGCGTGCGAACCTTGTTGCCAAAGTGCGTAATAACAGCGTGCCAAACCGTGCTTTTGTTTTAGCGGTGCTCAAAGACCTCGGTTATCCAAATGCGGCGCTTGAGCATCCACGATGCTTGCGTGCTGGATTTCGCGCGGGTGAGCGGGTGTACAGCGAGGATTGGCACTATGTCGTGATTGTCAAGACCAATGCGCAACAAGTACAAATCAAACCCATGCGCGCTGGATTTCGCGCGGGCGAACGACTGTATCAATGGGGTGACGATGTACTTACATGCTATCTGAAAAAACTATTCCAAGCACACATCAAAGTGCTGGTTGCCTACGAATAAGGAATAAAAAATGTTACGAATTGACCCAAGTATTGCGTTAGATGTTGAACTCAATGGTAATGGGCTGGGAAAACACGCTTTCCAAGCTGGTGACCCGCAAACAGGACGGGAAGCAACACAATGCCCAGTGCAATGGCTCAATGCGGTGCAAGAGACGCTTTGTCGGGCGATTGAAGAAGGGTTAGGACCGCTGGATGCAAACAACCCATTGCAACTACTGGAGTTGATAAAAAAAATGGCGTGGGGTGATGGGCAAACCAGTGCCCCGTGGATTAAACGCTACCCATCAGGATCGACTGTGCCAACTGTGTACACGGGTGACGTAATTTACATTGGCACAAACAAGTACGAATGGATTGATGGTGCGTATGTGCAAATAAAACCAATCGTTGCGCGCACATCAATTTACGCGACAAACACTGCATCGTCTTTGTCTGTTACGGTCAATGCACCAAAGGCTGGTGTATTGTATTTCACGGGCAATAAAAATGTGTCGACATACACGGGGACAAACGGGTATCAGCTCGACATGTTTATAAACGGATCTGTCGTGTCATCAGACAACTGTAGTCACAGCATAGCAAACAGCGTTGCGATAGATGTAGGAGCAGGTACTCAAACTATATTACTGGCTGGCAATCATGTTTCATCTTACTCAATGTGGCTTTCGGTTTTATATATTCCTAATTAGGAGGTAACAATGTATTCGGTCAAAATTGAAAAAGGTCGGGTTGTTTCCGTGTCGGTTGGCGCTATTTTAGACGGACACACAGAGATAAGTGAGTCGGATTATTTGCGTTATCAAGAATCTAAAGTTGGTAGCAAATTTGCGATTGTTGACGGCAAGCTGGCTATATCTTTTGACAAAAACGAAGAAATAGCAACTGCTAAAACAGCCAAAATGGTTGAAATTAACCAGCAATCGCAGGCTTTTATTAATGCTGCGACAGGCGCGGCAGATACACCTGCTTTTGAGGTGCAGACGTGGGCAATCCAATCTGTTGAAGCAAAGTCTTGGCACGCAGACAACAACGCCCCCACGCCGATGTTGTCAATCATCGCAACTCAACGAGGCATTCCCGTTGATGTGCTGCGCGCCAAAGCGTATGTAAAGGCCATCGCGTATGAGCAAATTGTTGCTGTTGTAGCAGGTCAACGACAAAAATATGAGCAACAAATCGAGGCGGCAGAAACGTTGGCAGAAATCCAAGCCATTGAAGTGGTTTATAGCGCAGGTAATTAATCATGAGCAGTTTTACAAAGCCTCCAAAATTGACGCGTATAGGCAAACGTCTATGGCGAGTTGATGAGCCATTCGAGTACCACATTGGCTATATCGGTAGTGGTTTTGTCATTCGTGTTGATGCGGGTTTTGAGACTGATTTAGCAAGTGTGCCTCGTTGGTTGCAGTGGTTGTTGCCGCCCGATGGCCCTTACGCGTATGCGTCAGTCCTGCACGACTATATGTACAAGTATGCTATCGCAAACAAATTGTTTGCTGATGTGTCGTTTCTTGATGGTATGACAGCACTTGGCGTGCCTCGTGTGACACGATCGGTCATGTACTGGGCTGTACGATTATTTGGTCGAGGTAATTATGAGTGAGTTTTGGTATTGCGGATTCCATGCTGAGATGCTGATTGTGCCACACGACATAGTGTTGACTGACGTTAAATTGTACGCTGTGAATGAGTCTGGCCAACGCTTTGAATTACAAGCAAATCAGGTCAATGGACAATGGCTGGTACAACTCACGGCTGAGCAAACCGAGCAAATGGGCGCTGGCGAATTTTGCATACAAGCGGACTACACTGTGGATGGTATTACCTCTCGCCAACCATCAACGATTGCAACTTTTAGCATGAGGAATAGGCTGTGAGTCACATCACTTTAGTATTTCGTCCACAGGTGCGAGAGTTGCGTACTGAGTCGGTGGCTGCGGTCGATAGCATTGAAGTGCTGGTTACCGAGCCTACGAAACTCGAAATTGTAAGCAGTGGCTTCGAGCGGCGACTTGACCTGTTGCCCGCGTTGCGTGGGGAAAAGGGCGAAAAAGGCGACACAGGTCCTGCGGGTATGGACGGTGCGCAAGGTATCCAAGGTCAGAAGGGTGACAAAGGCGACACAGGTCCTGCGGGTATGGACGGTGCGCAAGGTATCCAAGGTCCAAAGGGTGATAAAGGCGACACAGGTCCTGCGGGTATGGATGGCGCGCAAGGCATCCAAGGGCCAACGGGTGACAAAGGCGACACAGGTCCTGCGGGTATGGATGGCGCGCAAGGCATCCAAGGGCCAAAGGGTGACAAGGGCGACACAGGTCCTGCGGGTATGGATGGCGCGCAAGGTATCCAAGGGCCAAAGGGTGACAAGGGCGACACAGGTCCTGCGGGTATGGATGGCGCGCAAGGTATCCAAGGTCCGAAGGGTGACAAGGGCGACACAGGTCCTGCGGGCGTAACAGAATTATTTATCGATGGCGGTACGTTTTATTCGACTCCGAACGAGTACACGGCTCAAATAGACGGTGGGGGATTTTGATGACACATAAAATACAACTGCGGGGTGGAACGGCGGCCGAAGCACAAGCGGCCAATCCAGTGCTTGCGGCGCGAGAAATAGCGGTTGAAACGGACACAGGGTTATGCAAAATCGGCGATGGTGTGACCCCGTGGAATGCTTTGCCATACTCATTACAAGCCCTAAACCATGTGTCCGCATACGTTGATTTTTCTCAGTCGCCCACGCCGTCAGTGCCAAATGCAGGGCATTTAAATCTGTACGCAAAGTCATCAGCAGGTCGCACAATGCTTGCGCAACTTGGGCCATCGGGTATCTCTTACGCATTTCAGCCGCACCTGGGCGGTAATCGTCAGCACATTATCACCGCGACGGGGGCAAGTGGTTTTTCCGCTGTGGGATGCACGATTAGCGCAAGTGGGTCGCTGGGCACGTTGACAACAACGGCGAACAACGCGGCGGTCACAACATTGGCAACCGCCGCCACTGCAGCATCAGCGGCATACATGCAGGTGGCAACTGCTCTTTTCAATGTGGGGCTATCAACCAACGTTAATAAGGGCGGATTGCATTTTCGGCAACGTTTTTATCTATCCGACACAAATTATGACGGTGCCGCAGCAAGCACAGGCTCACGCATCGCCGTTGGGTTGAGCAGTTTAACGGGCAATTTTCTCACGTCAGCAGACACGCCCACCGCGTCATCGTCGGCAGTATTTCGTCGTGTGCATAACTTTGGTGTTTTGACCCAAGCCAACTGGCAGTTTTTTGTGGCAGGCGGGACAACAGGCACAAATATTGATACAGGGCTGGCATTTATACCCGCGTGTCAATACTACGCGCAGATATTCATCGCGCCTGGGAGCAACGTTGCGAATTGGCAAATCGAGAATGAAACAACAGGACAAATGGCATACGGAAGCACTCAGGTTGATACGCCATCGGTGGGTGTGCTGATGCGCGAAACCGCTCAAATCACCACTATAAACGCGGTAATACGAAAAATTGGGGTGGCGGTAAGTTACTGCGAAAGCGATATGTAGATAACAAAGCGCAGGGTCAATTGATTTCCAGCGCACTTAAAAACAGAGGGAAAAATGAGCGAACCAACCATCACTGCGCTGGTGTTTATTAAAAACTTTTTGACGTTGATTGCGGCGGCAATAGGCTCGCTCATCTCGCTCAAATTTATCAAGCGCGAATCGCCCAAAAAAGGGTGGGCGCTGGCGCTGGACAATGCGTCTCTGCTGTTTGGTGGATCGTGCGCCTCGGTGTTTTTGTCGCCTGCAATTGTCGAGTATCTTGATTTGACCGAGCGCGCGACGTATGCCGTGTATTTTCTGGTCGGCATGTTTGGCTTGTCGGTGGCGTATCAAATCAATGAGCAGATCGGGCCATTGCTTGCCGATATTCGCCACAAATTTTTGGGAAGTGATTCGGGCGGCGCTGACACTGAAAAACAAGACGGAGGTAATGATGCTTAATTTTCTTTATTGGTTGCTATGTGCGCTTGGATTGGTGGTCTGTGTTTGGTATCACATGAGTCAATATACCAAAATGACAATACTTGGTACGGTTGCTTTGTTGCTCATAATTTTGTCTTTGTTCGCCGAAATTTATCACCAAAATACACCAAAACCAATTGGCGTGCTCTTGGTTTTGGGTATCGTGCTTAAGTTGGCAGACCGAATTTACCGCAAAGCCATCGCTGAGCCGCGTGGATGGAATTGTTACGAGATTGACAAAAGTTGCAAACGAAAAGGAATTGGAAATGAACCTGAGTGAACACTTCACGCTCGCTGAATTTACAGCGAGCCAAACCGCCACACGGCGCGGGCTGAACAACATACCCAGCCCCGCGATGGTCAAAAAATTGGCGTGGCTGGCCAGTCGCATGGAGCGCGTGCGTGAGGTGCTCGGCGTGCCACTGCAAATCAACTCTGCTTATCGCAGCGCATCCGTCAATCGTTCCATTGGTGGCGCGGCAACCTCACAGCACTGCAAGGGCGAGGCGGTGGATTTCACCGCGCCACAATACGGCGACTGCCGCGCGATTTGCCAAGCGATTATGAGTGCGGGCATTGAGTATGACCAATTGATATTCGAGGGGTCATGGGTACACATCAGTTTTTCTGAGCAGCCGCGAAAATCCACGCTCACCGCGCATTTTAGCAACGGTGGTGTGCGCTATACCAACGGCATTGCGTAGGGGGAAATATGAACATGTTAATGACGGCATTGAATTGGCTTCGGAAAGTACCCGCATGGGTATGGCTTGTGCTGGCGCTGTTGATTGGCGGGCTGTACTGGCACAACGCCCGCGTGGATGCTGCCGTTGCGGCCAACACCGCCGAACTCAAAGCCGATTTTGAGAAACAAAAGCAACAAGCCATTAACGATGAAGCAGCGCGTAGCCGAGCCATCGTGGCGCAAACCAAGGAGGATTATGATGCACAAACCCAATCAATCAAACAAAATGCGGCACGCATATTGGTCAATCATCGCGCTGGCTCTGTCCGCTTGTCAGTCCCAGCCCGTTGCCCCATCGTCGCAAGCAACGGCAGCGGCACTCAATCAAATACCAGCGGAATTGTTGCAACGAGCCGAGCCGAATTATCTGACGACGCTGTCCGATTTTTTGTTGGACAAGCCGAAAAATCAGACAAGCAAGCGGTCCAACTCAACGCCTTGATTGACATCATTGAGCAACTCAAAACAGGGGCTGCACAATGAAAACACTCATTTATTTAACGCTTTGCATCAGCGTTGTGTGTGCTTTGTTTGTCGCGCTTGGTGCGGTTTTAAGTTTTATTCGGATGTAAAAAAAACAACGGTGACGCGGGTTGTGTTGCAGCACAGCCCGCGCCCATCGCCTTGTAGCAGATACCTACAATTTGACCGAGCCGTTGCCCCTCATGAGGGAGCGCAATTATCGGTTATATATGCAATTTTGTCAAAATTGAAAGGTAATCTATGCAAGCGCAACCCATCATTCCGTGGATCGGCGGCAAACGCCGCCTCGCGGACATCATCCTGCCTCGTTTTCCCGCGCACCAATGCTATTGCGAGTTATTCGCTGGAGGTGCGGCACTGTACTTTATGCGTCAAGTGCCAGCCAAGGTCGAGGTTATCAACGACGTCAACGGCGACGTTGTTAATCTGTACCGCGTGGTACAAAACCACCTCGAAGAGTTTGTGCGTCAATTCAAATATGCGTTGTCCAGCCGTCAAATATTCGAGTGGCTCCAAGATACGCCATCACATACACTCACAGATATTCAACGCGCTGCACGTTTTTTCTACCTGCAGCAACACTGCTTCGGCGGTAAAGTCGATGGTCAGAACTGGGGTTTTGCACCATCCGCGCCGCCCGTGAATCTGTTGCGCATCGAAGAAAAATTATCGGCTGCGCATTTGCGCCTATCATCCACATACATCGAAAACGACGACTGGCATAAAGTATTCACGCGCTTTGACCGTCCAGACACTCTTTTTTATTTCGACCCTCCGTATTGGCAGACCGCTGGCTATGGCGTGGATTTCCCCTGGTCAGAGTATGAAAAAATTGCAGAAATCATGCGCACAATGCAGGGTAAGGCCATACTCAGCCATAATGATCACCCAGATATTCGTGCGTTGTTTGCGGATTTTGAAATCGAAGAAGTCGACTTTGAGTACACGCTTGCGGGTGGTGGCAAGTTGGCGGCAACGAAAGAGTTGATCATCTACTCGTACAAGCGCGATGACGAGCCTGCGGGGTTATTTTAACGGAGGATTTGAAAAAATATTAGACAGTGTCTAATATTATGTCTAAAAATAGCCATAAAAAAAACGGCTTACATCGCTGTAAGCCGTATGAATACTGGTGGCGAATCAGGGACTCGAACCCCGGACCTGCGGATTATGATTCCGTCGCTCTAACCAACTGAGCTAATTCGCCGATAAGTTGCGCATTATGCTGATTTTTAGCAGTTCTGTCAATATCTATGC